TAGCTAATAAATAAATTAGTGTGGGCCTTCGGGCCCACATAAAATTTTAAGGAGATTAAAATATGAAATCAGATGTAAAAGCAGTTAGAGTTACTGGAGCAGGTTCTGTATTTGCAGGAAGAACAAGATTAAGAGGAATTATTCTTTCTAATGCTACAGCAGGCGCTGGAACTATAACTTTACAAGATGGAAATTCAGTCACACAATTTGTAGGTGATTGTCCAGCGGGAGATGTTTTTGCTTTCAATATTCCAGAAGATGGAATTTTATTTGTTGGTGGAATGACAGTTTCTGCAATATCAGGTTTAACAGCAGCTACGATATTATTAGATAAGTAGGAGGCTACATGGCTAATACTACTTCTGGTACAACTACATTCGACAAAACTTTTTCTATAGATGAAATTATAGAAGAAGCTTATGAGAGAATTGGTATGCAAGGTGTATCTGGTAATCAGTTACGTACGGCAAGACGTTCACTCAATATTATGTTTCAAGAATGGGGAAACAGAGGTTTACATTATTGGGAAGTAGGAAATAATTCTATTACGTTAGTTCAAGGTCAAGCAGAATATACTATGTATCGATCTACTTCCGATGGTACATCTAGTACTACTGCTGTGTATGGAGTTTCGGATGTATTAGAAATGGTATATAGAAATTCATCTAGTGTTGATTTTCCTTTAACTAAAATTGATCGATCTAGTTATCAAGGTTTATCTTCTAAAACACAACAAGGAACACCTACTCAATATTTTGTACAACGATTTATTGATAGAGTTACGGTCACTCTTTATTTAACTCCAGGATCTACTGAAGCAGGTAATTTTATTAATTATTATTATATAAAAAGAATACAAGATGTAGGAAGTTATACTAACGCAAGCGATGTACCTTTTAGATTTGTTCCATGTATGGCATCTGGTTTATCTTATTATTTATCACAAAAATTTGCACCACAAAGAACACAAGAATTAAAATTATTATATGAAGATGAGTTACAAAGAGCGTTAGTAGAAGATGGTTCTTCCACAAGTGCTTTTATAACTCCTAAAACTTATTACCCGAGTATATAATGGCTAATTTATCAAAAGGAAGATTTGCACAATTTATTTCAGATCGATCTGGAATGGCTTTTCCTTATACAGAAATGGTTACAGAATGGAATGGAGCTAAAGTACATATTTCAGAATATGAACCTAAACAACCACAACTAGAACCAAAACCAACTACTACCGATGCTCAAGGACTACCTGATGCAAGACCTGCAAGAGTAGAACCAGCAACGGAAAATTTATTACCAGGTAATCCATTTAATTTTACTGCAGGATCTGCAGTTGTTACTGTTACAGAACCAAGTCATGGTAGAAGTAATGGAAGTACTGTTGTTTTTAGAAATGTAGATGGAAGTCCAGGAGGACTTAACTATTCAATATTTGAAAATGCTTCAGGATTTGTTATAACTGTTATAGACACTAATAGTTATAGTTTTAATTGTGGAAGTAATGCTACTATAACAGGAAACTCAGGAGGAATGTCTGCGACCGCTGGTCCAGTAACATTAACACCATAATGGCAGGATTTACATACGCAACTTTAACAACCGCAATTCTAAACTATACAGAAGTAGATAGTAATGTTTTAACTTCTACAATTACCGATCAATTTATTGAAAATTCAGAATTAAGAATTTTACGAGATGTACCGATTGATGCTTATAAAAAACAATCGATTGGTAATTTAGTTACAGGGCAAAATACCATTAACGTACCAGCTAAAACTTTATTTGTTAAAGGAGTTCAAGTATATGATTCCACTTCTACTTCTACAGGATCTAATGATTGGTTAGAGAAAAAAGATGAATCTTATCTACAAGAATACCAACCTTCAACAGAATCAGCAGCTAGAGCAAAGCCAAAATACTATGCTATGTTTGGTGGAGCAACCGGAGTCACAGATACGACTTCTGGAAGACTATTTTTAGCACCTGCACCTGATACTACTTATGTTTTTAAAATTCATTATGAAGCTATTCCAGATGGATTATCTAGCTCTAATACAACAACTTATATAAGTCAGTACTTTGGAAATGGCTTACTATATGCGTGCTTAGTGGAAGCATATGGATATTTAAAAGGTCCAATGGATATGTTGACACTATATGAAAATAAGTATAAACAAGAAGTTGAGAAGTTTGCTGCAGAGCAACTTGGTAGACGTAAAAGGGATGACTACACAGATGGTACTGTACGTATTCCAGTTCCTTCACCGTCACCGTAATAGGAGATAAAAATTATGGCAATTACATCGGCAATATGTACCAGTTTCAAACAACAAATTTTAGTTGGAACACATGACTTTACAAATACAACAGGTGATACATTTAAACTTGCATTGTATACAAGTTCAGCAACGTTAGGTGCAGCAACAACTGCTTACTCAGCTACGAACGAAATTACAAATGACGCTGGAACAGCTTATGTTGCAGGTGGTCAAGACTTAACAAGTGTTACACCAACAACTTCTGGAACAACTGCGTTTTGTGATTTTAATGACATCTCTTGGACTTCCGCTTCTTTTACTGCAAATGGTTGTTTAATTTACAATGATACAGTAGCAGGGGATCCTGCTGTTTGTGCAATTGCATTTGGATCAGACAAAACTGCAACCAACGGAACTTTTACAATTCAATTTCCTACCGCAGACGCAAGTAACGCAATCATAAGATTAGCATAGGAGTAACCCATGTCGGGATGGGGACGATTTACCTGGGGCCAAGCTTACTGGGGTGAGGATGATTTACTCGCAACAGGCTGGGGTGCTAAAGCTTGGGGTGCAAGTAACTGGGGAGATCTATCTGGAGAAACAGTAACTCTTACTGGTTTACAAATTAATTCTACTTTAAATGATTCGGTTACTTTTGAAATTTCTGGTTTAGTAGAACCAACCGGACTTGCTGCAACCTTTACATTAGGAAATATTACTAATGTTGTTGATGTTAGTTTTAGTATAACAGGAATAGAAATTACTTCTTCGGTTGGAAGTCTTACTACAGATATATCCGTATCACCTACTATCACAAGTGTAGAAATTCAATCAGCATTAGGAGTTATAGATCCTGCAGATCAAGTAATAGGTGTAACAGGTTTAGAAATTATATCTGCGCAAGGTACAGCTATTGCACCTAATGAAGATGTTTCTCTTACGGGGAATAGTATTACTTCTGCGCAAGGCACTATCAATGTTGATACATTAACGATTGTTGAATTAACAGGCATAGCTGCAAGCTTTACTTTGGGTAACATTATTGTTCCTAATGAAGATGTAACTTTATCTGGATTACAAATAAATTCTGCACTAGGATTTATAGAAGGAACTGGTTCGGTGGCCGTTACACTTACAGGTGTAGAAGCTACTACTTTAATAGGGACTATAGAACCTGCAGATGTGATGGGTTTAACAGGAGTATCTTTCAATGCTTCAGTAGGAACCATAAATCCTGTAGATCAAGTGGTAGGTTTAACTGGACTTTCTATAACAGCTTCTGTAACCGTTCCATTTATTATCCATTATCAGGATGTTGACACCGGTTCGAATACAGCTTATAGTGGGGTTTCAACGGGTTCGAATACTTCTTATTCGAATGTTGCAACTGGATCAAATACAAGTTATACTGACGCGGCATAGGAGATAAAATTTATGGCATCAACATATACACCTCTTGGTGTTGAATTAATGGCAACTGGCGAAAATGCCGGTACATGGGGAACAAAAACAAATACTAATTTAAATATCCTTGAACAAATTCTTGGTGGATTTGCACAAGTGTCTATTGCAGGTGGTGCACAAACAACAGCACTAACGGTTGTAGATGGTAATACAACAGGAACAGCTCAACAAAGAATGATTGAGTTGACAGGTACAATCACAGGAAATCAAATTGTAACTATTCCATTAGATGTTGAAACTTTTTATATTATAAAAAATTCTACTGTAGGTGCTTTTACCGTTCAATTTAAATATGTATCAGGATCTGGAAACACAGTAACTTGGTCTACTACAGACAAAGGAACAAAAATTTTATTTGCTAAAGCAGATGACGCAACTAATCCTAATATTGAAGATATACTAGCTAGCTCTTCTGGCATTAACTTAGTTAATCAAAATGAGCTTAGATTTGAAGACGCTACAGGTGGACAATATATTGGCTTAAAAGCAGGTGCTACGGTTTCTTCAAGTACTACCTTTACTTTACCAACAGCTGATGGTACAAGCGGACAAGCTATAACAACCAATGGATCGGGTACATTGACGTTTGCCGATGCAGGAATTTCAACAGGAAAAGCTATTGCAATGGCAATAGTTTTCGGATAATATATAACAGGAGATTAAAATATGGCAAATCCAAATATAGTAAACGTCACATCGATTTTAGGTAAAACGGTTCAAGCTGCTTTGGACACTACACTTACAACAGAAATACTTTTATGTCCTTCAGATAAAGTATTAAAAATTAACACAATATTAATTGCAAACATTGACGGCACGAACGCTGCAGATGTTTCTACATTCATTACTAAATCTGGTGGATCACCAATTGCAATTGCAAACACTATTTCAGTGCCTGCAGATGCTACTCTTGCTCTTATAGATAAAAATTCATCATTCTATTTAGAAGAAGGTGATAACATCGAAGCTGGCGCAAGTGCAAACGGCGATTTAACTATTACCATTTCTTACGAAGAAATAGACGACGCATAAGGGGGGACTATAAGCTATGTCTAATGGCGGAATTATAGGACCTTCAATAACAATTGTAAAATCAACAGGTGGAAATACTGTTTCCAAATTTACAAGCCCTGGAACTTTTAATCCAGGAGGATCTGGTACTAAATTATTAGACGTTTTAATCGTTGCTGGAGGCGGCGGAGGTGGTGCAACTAAAGGTGCGCCTAATAATAATGCTTCTGGAGGAGGAGGTGGTGGTGGCGTTTTATTTATACAAAATTTACCTAACATAAACCCTGCACCTCAAAGTGTAACTATTGGAGCAGGTGGAGCAGGAAACGGATCTCCAACTCCAACAAGTGCATACGTATCAAGTGGTGGACCTGGATCTGCTGGAAGTAATTCTGTTTTTGGAAGTTACACAGCTAATGGTGGTGGATATGGAGGTGCAAGTCCAGATGCTTCTCCATCACCTGTTCAAAATGGGGGACCTGGAGGAAATGGCGGCGGTGGCCAAGGAAATGGTGGTCCTACTGCAGGAGCTGGTGGAGCTAGTAGTCAATCTGATGCATCAGGATTTCCTGGTTCTGCTTTAGCAAATGCTGGTGGAAATGGTGGAGCTGAACCTATTGGCAGAGGTGGTGGCGGAGGTGGCGGCGCAGGTGCCGTTGGAACTGACGCTTCAAGTCCAGGTATAGGTGGAGATGGTGGTGTCGGTGTTGATAAAAGTCCATTCTTTCCTGGAACACCTTTCGGCGATAGTGGTTTTGTAGGCGGTGGTGGTGGCGGTGGTAGATACCTACCTGGCACTGCTCCTGCACCACAACCTTCTGGCGGAAATGGTGGTGGAGGAAATGGTGCTTACAACACAGGTGGTCAGCCTGGAGTTTCAGCTATTTTATCTACTGCTGGTGGTGCGAACACTGGCGGTGGTGGTGGCGGCGGAGCACAACAGGGTTCGCCTCCTGCTAGTAATACTGGTGTTAATGGAACATTTGGTTCAGCTGGTGGATCTGGTGTAGTAATGGTAACTCAAGTAAATAGAGTTGTAGCTTCAGGTGTGTGGACAATGAACGACGTTTACAATGAAGTTAAAGCAGGAAATTGGAGTAATTCATTCTAATGGCACATTTTGCAGAAATAAGAACTGATACTAATAAAGTTTTAAGAATAATTGTTATCTCAGATTCTCAGTGTTCTGAAAACGGTGGAGAGAACACCACTGAACTAGAACAATGGGTAAAGAATAATCACGCAAATGATCCTGTTATTGAACAAGAGCTTGGAACATATCCTGAAACTATTTGGAAACAAACATCTTATAATACACATTTAAATCAACACGTAAATGGCGGAACACCTTTAAGAGGAAACTATGCTGGTGTAGGATATAATTATGATTCAGAGAATGATATTTTTTATCCTGATAAACCATTTAATTCTTGGACATTGAATACATCAATTGCTGATTGGCAAGCACCTGTAACTTATCCTTCTGTAGAAACTTATGGCGATGGAGTTCCATATAATATACAATGGGATGAAAATAATTTAAGATGGTTGGGTTATACAAGTGATGAACAAGAGTTTGCTTGGGATCCAGAAATAACAAGTTGGGTAGCAACAGGAAATTAATTATGGCACATTTTGCAGAATTAGATGAAAATAATAAAGTTTTAGATGTCTTAGTTTTTTCAAATGAAGACGTAGATGCTCACGGTGGAGATTTATCCACTGAAGCAGAACAATGGGTACAAGATACTACACCTCATTCAACAGGTGGTGTTGGTTGGAAACAAACTTCTTACAATAACAGTTTTAGAAAACAATATGCTGGTGAAGGTATGGTATATAATTCTAGTTTAGATATGTTTGTTGGAGCTGAACCTAATGGGCCAGGTTGGACATTAGATTCTAATGGTGATTGGCAACCAGGATCTACTTTTCCAACTGAGACAACTTATGAAATTAGTGGAACTACGATGCCCATACAGATATATTGGGATGAAAATTCTTCTACTTGGAAGGGTGTAAAGAAAAAATTAAATGATACTATTCTAACTTGGAATAGTGCAACAAATGTTTGGGAATAATAAATTATGGGTAGATTAATAGGAGCAAATCCAACAATAACTAGAGTAAATAGTTCTACTACAAAAGTAACTAGTACCAATCCAGCTTTCCCAGTAAGTCCTTCTTACTTAACTGCAACTGTAATGGTTGTAGCTGGAGGTGGAGGCGGTGGAATGGGTCACGCTGGAGGTGCTGGAGGCGGCGGTGCTCGTCTTATAGAAAATTTTGATGTAACACCTTTTCACGGAACAACACCTATCACTGTTGGTGGCGGTGGAGCTGGTGCGCCTACAGCAGGTGGACCACCTAATGAAATTACTTTCAGTGGAATAAAAGGCTCTAATTCATCTGCTTTTGGATACTCTGCTACAGGAGGTGGTCGAGGTAGATATAGTGATGATGGTGGAGTTGGCGGAGCTGGGGGTGGAGGAAACCCTGGAGGACCTGGTGGAGCTACTGGTAATGAAGGTGGATATTCACCACCTGAAGGAGCTAACGGTGGACCTGACCAAAGAACGTGGGGTAACGCTGGCGGTGGCGGTGGCGGTGAAAATGGTGTAGTTGGAAGTGGTCCAAGTGGTACTGATAGTATTGGTAGTGTTGTTGGAGGAAACGGTGGTGATGGAACTAATTATGGACCCTATTTTCCTGGTATAACTTTTGGCCCTGGTGGTAATGGATATGTTGCTGGTGGAGGCGGTGGATCGGGTCACCAATCTCCAGCAGGTAATCAAGGTACAGGAGGAAACGGTGGAGGTGGACCTGCTGGCCCAGGAGCAAATGGACAAAATGGAGAAACCAATACTGGCGGAGGTGCTGGATCAGGTAATACTAGTCCAGGAAGCGGTGGCTCTGGTGGATCTGGTTTAGTTGCTGTAAGATTAAATCCTGTGTTTACAGCTAGTAGTATTTGGAGTTTAAAACAAGTTTTTCAAGAAATAAAAGACAATAATTGGGGAGTACCAAGTTAGACATTTTTAAATGAAAGATATAATAATTGTCGGTGGCGGCTCTGCTGGCTGGATGACAGCTGCTACACTAATAAAATTTTTTCCTAACAAAACTATTACATTAATTGAATCACCAAATATTCCAACTGTTGGTGTAGGTGAAAGTACAATTGGTGGAATAAGAGATTGGGTTCAATTATTAGAAATAAATGAAGATGATTTTATGAAAGAAACAGATGCTAGTTATAAATTAAGTATTAAGTTTACAGACTTTTATAAAAAAGGTGAAAGCTTTCATTATCCTTTTGGAGAACCAGAGATAGAACATTTAAATGACTGGTGGTTTAAAAAATTTGTATCACCTGATTTATCTCATGAAGACTATGCAGAATGTTATTATCCTCAAATGCAACTTATAAAAACAAATAAATTTAGTAAACAATACGAATACGCTTATCATTTTGATGCAACTAAATTTGGTTTGTGGTTAAAAAATAATTATTGCATACCTAAAGGAGTTAAACACCTACAAGAAGATATTAAAACCATAGAACAAAACGAAGATGGAATAACATCCTTGAACAATAAATATAAAGCAGATTTATATGTAGATTGCACGGGCTTTAAATCTATGTTGTTAGGAGAAACATTAAAAGAGCCTTTTGAATCTTTTGAAGATATGCTTCCAAACAATTCAGCGTGGGCAACTAAAATTAATTACACAGATAAAGAAAAAGAATTAGTGCCATACACAAACTGCACAGCTTATAACAACGGTTGGATTTGGAATATACCACTTAGAAATAGAATAGGCACAGGTTACGTGTATTCAGATAAATTTGTATCTGATGAAGAAGCATTAAAAGAATTTAAACAATACTTAAATAAAGAAGACTTAGAGTTTAAGAATATAAAAATGAGGGTAGGTATACATAAAAGACTTTGGGTTAAAAATGTATGTGCAATAGGTCTAGCTGCAGGATTTATAGAACCTTTAGAAAGTAATGGATTATTCACTGTTCACGAATTTTTAATAAAGCTAGTTAGAAATATGCAAAGAGATGAGGTATCACAGTGGGACAAGGATAACTTCACTTATCAATGTAAAATTTTGTTCACTGGTTTTTCAGAGTTTGTAGCTCTTCATTATGCTTTATCTCATAGACAAGATACAAAATATTGGAAAAATAACTTTAATAAAACATGGTCAAATAATTTAATAAATTTAAAACCTGTAATGCAAGATGGATTTTTAGCTAATGCAATTAGAAGAAATCAACAGTACCAATATGATGTTCAAGGAGGTTATCATTGCATTGCAGCAGGAATGCATTACGGACCAACAGACATTGTATCTGTTTTAAAAAATAATAAAATTAAAGATATTAATTACTGGATTAATCAATGGAAAAGTGTATCTATAATGTTAGAAAATAAAAAAGATTTATGGAAAAAAGAGGCTTTACAAAATAAAAAAATAATAGATATATTAAAATAATATAAAGATATGAATCTTAAATACAGTTATTGGTTTTTTAAATCTGCATTACCTAGTCATTTTTGTGATAAACTAATTAAATACGGTAATTCTAAACAAGAGCACATTGGACTTACGGGTGGAATAAAATTAGAAGATAAAGAAAATTTAAAAGAACAAGAATTAAATGATTTAAAACAAAAACGTGATTCTAATATTGTTTGGTTAAATGAACAATGGTTATTTAAATATATTCATTATTATGTTCACGTAGCTAATAGAAATTCTGGTTGGAATTTTGAATGGGATTTTTCAGAAAACGCTCAATTTACTAAATATAAATTAAATCAATTTTATGATTGGCATTGTGATAGTTGGCAAGAACCCTATAGTGGTGAAAAAGATGGACCTTTAAGAGGTAAAATTAGAAAACTATCTATAACTTGTTCTTTATCTGATCCTAAAGATTATAAAGGCGGTGAATTTGAATTTAAACTTCAAAACGAAAAAAATGGAAACACTGTTAATAAAATATGTCATGAAATAGTTCCTAGAGGATCTATTGTTGTATTTCCTTCTTTTATTTATCATAGAGTAAAACCAGTGACTGAAGGAAATAGATATTCATTAGTAATGTGGAATTGCGGAAAACCTTGGAAATGAATATTTATTTTTTAACAGGAATGCCTAGAGCAGGAAATACTTTATTTGGTTCATTAATGAATCAAAATCCAAATGTTAAAGTAAGTCCTAATAGTATTAGTTGTTTATTAATGAAAAATATATTAACTATTAAAAACGAACAACAATATCAAAATTTTCCAGATCATACAGCAGTGGATAATGTAATTAATAATTTTTTTAAAAATTATTATGAACATTATAATTGTAAAAATATATTAGATAGAGCACCTTGGGGTTATCCTGAACATTATAATATAATAAAACAGGTTATTAAAAATAGAAAATATGTTATTTTATATAGACCTTTTTTAGAAGTATTAGCTTCTTTTGCTGCAAAAGATAAACCAACAGATTTTGAAACTTATTGTAACAGGATAATTCAAGGATCATATTCTTCTGTTATCTTAGATAGTTTGATATCTATTGAAAATATAATAAAAGAAAAAGAAAATTATGTTTTAGTTCACTATAAAGATTTAATAAAGGAACCAAATATTCAATTAAAAAAAGTTTGTGATTTTTTAAATATAGAATTTATAGAACCTGATTATAATAATATTAAACAGTTTAACATTAATGGAATAGAATACGATGATTCTAAGTTACCAAGTGATTATCACAAAATTAAAACTAATGGAATTGAAAAAAGTAAAACTGTAGTAGAAGAAATACTACCAAAAAATATAATAGAAAAATATAAAAATTTTGATATAAATTTTAACTGAAAGGAAAACAAATGTCATTTGAAAAGAAAAAATATATAGTAATTAAATCAGCTATATCAAAAGAATTAGCTGATTTTGCGTATCAATATTTTTTATTAAAAAGAAAAGTTGCAAGAAGTTTATTTGATAATAATTGGATTCCACCTTTTGAAACTATGTTTGGCGTTTGGAATGATCAACAAGTTCCTGAAACTTATTCTCATTATGCGGATATACTAATGGAAACATTATTAGAAAAAGTGAAACCTATAATGGAAGAAAATACAGGCTTAAAATTATTACCAACATATGCTTATGCAAGAATATATAAAAAAAATGATATTTTAAAAAGACATAAAGATAGAATGTCCTGTGAGATATCTACCACGATGAATTTAGGTGGAGACCCTTGGCCAATATATTTAGAGCCAGATGAAACAAAAGGAAAAGAAGTAGAGGGTAAATATATTTCTGAAAACACACCAGGTATAAAAGTAGATTTAGAACCTGGAGATATGTTAGTTTATTCAGGTTGTATATTAGAACATTGGAGAGAAAAATTTGAGGGAGATAATTGTGCTCAAGTGTTTTTACATTATAATAATATAGCAACTAAAGGTGAAACTAATAAATATGATGGTAGACCACACTTAGGTTTACCTAGTGATTTCAAATAGTAGTATAAGTTTAATAAGTTTGATAAAAGACCGCATTTAGGACTTCCCGCCGGGTTTAAAAAGTGATATAGTTTCCCCACGCTAGGGTAGATTTTCACCACACCTCAAATCTATTCTGGCACCTTATTTATATGGAGAGTTATGCTACAAAAAATAGGCTTTATGCCTGGTTTTAATAAACAAATTACAGAAACCACCGCAGAAGGACAATGGGTAGGCGGGGATAATGTACGTTTTCGTTATAATACACCAGAGAAAATAGGTGGATGGGCACAATTAGGTGAAAATAAATTAACCGGTGCAGCTAGAGGTTTGCATCATTTAATCAATAATGGAGGTACTAAATTTGCTGCTATTGGAACCAACAGAATTTTATATATTTATACAGGAGGAGTATTTTATGATATTCACCCTATTAAATCTACAACAACCGTAAGTAATGCTTTTACAACTGTCAATGGATCTACTTCTGTTACAATTACTTTTGCGGCTCCTCATAATATTGAAGCAAAAGATATTATTTATTTAGATAACTTCACAGCCATTACTGGATCTAATTATACTGCATCTGATTTTAATGATAAAAGATTTATGGTCACTTCAAGACCGACTGACACTACTATTACTATTACCATGCCTAGCGCTGAAACAGGAGCAGGCGCAACAGCTTCCGGAGGTATAAGAGTTCAACATTATTGGCCTGTAGGTCCAGCACAACAATTACCTGGTTATGGTTATGGACTAGGACAATATGGTGGAACCGTTTCAGGAGAGGCAACTACTACATTAGTAGGTTCTATTAATGCTGTACAAACCACAGGTATTGAATTAACGGATTCTGCTTTGTTTCCTACTTCAGGAACTAACTATATTCAAATCGGAAGTGAAGAAATATCTTATACAGGAATTACTGCGGACGTGTTAACAGGAGTAACTAGAGGAGTAAGAAACACAACTGCAGCTATTCATACTACAGGAGATACTATTATTAATACAACGGATTATATTGGTTGGGGTGAAGCAGCTTCTGGAGATTTTGTAATAGATCCTGGTGAATGGAGTATTGATAATTATGGAGCAAAATTAATTGCTTTAATTCATGATGGTCCTTGTTTTGAATGGGATTCTAATGCATCCGAAGCAGTTAATACTAGAGCAACTATTATTTCTGGTGCACCAACTGCATCTAGAGATATGTTAGTTTCTACTCCAGACAGGCACTTAGTATTCTTTGGAACTGAATTAACAATAGGTGATCCCACTACACAAGATTTAATGTTTATACGATTCTCGGATCAAGAAAATATTAATGAGTATGCACCTACTTCTGTCAACACAGCAGGTACACAACGACTATCGGATGGATCTAGAATTGTAGGAGCTGTTCGAGGAAAAGATGCTATTTATGTTTGGACAGATACTTCTTTATTTACTATGCGTTATGTAGGAGCTCCATTTACTTTTGGTTTTACTCAAGTAGGAACTAATTGTGGTTTAATTGGAGAAAGTGCAGCCGTAGAAGTAGACGGCGCTGCTTATTGGATGTCTGAAAATGGATTTTTTAAATATTCAGGTAATCTACAATCTATGGTTTGTTTAGTACAAGATTATGTGTTTGATAATTTAAACACAACTGCATCTGGATTAATTAATGCTGGTGTTAATAATTTATATGGAGAAATAACTTGGTTTTATTGTACAGGAAGTTCAACAGTAGTAAATGCATGTGTTACATATAATTATGTTGAATCTAGTCCACAAAGACCTATTTGGACTACGGGAACCTTAGCAAGAACTACATGGGTAGATTCTTCTGTATTTGGTTTACCTCATGCAACCAAATATAATGCAGCTGATGATGCTTCTTTTGATGTCATAGGAAACACGGATGGAAGTAGTATTTATTTTCAACATGAAACAGGGACCGATGAAATTTTATCTACTGGTAGAAATACTATTACTTCTAACATTGAATCTGGAGATTTTGATATTACACAACAACAACCAGGTATTGCTAGTTTTCAAGGAGATGGAGAATACATTATGAAGATAAGAAGATTTGTACCAGACTTTTTATCACAAACAGGGAACACTCAAGTTACATTAAATCTACGAGATTATCCTAATAATAATTATAGTAGTTCCTCTCTTGGACCCTTTACAATTAACTCATCTACTAGTAAAGTAGACACACGTGCAAGAGCAAGAGCAATATCATTAAAGATTGCTAATACTGGTGCTTCAGAAAGCTGGAAATTAGGAACCTTTAGATTAGATGTACAACCAGACGGAAGAAGATAATGGCAAAAATTACTATAGTATTTACAAGACCTGGTGAAGGATATGAACGAAGAACAGCTGATGCATTAATCAGAGATTTAGATAGTTTAATTGAAAAATTAAATTCTACATTTCAACAAGACCTTAGAGAAGAACAACAAAGATTTGCATGGTTTATAGGATCTAATAATGGCTAATAAATATAAAAACGCTTTTTTTGATTTACAGACAACAGATAAAACAGATGTTTATACAGCGCCATCTAATGCAAGAGCAATTGTTAATACTATACAAGGTAATAATCATGCAGGATCTAATCCTGAGTTAGAAGTATTTGTATATGATAGCTCAGCATCAACAGAATACGAAGTATCTCATAAAGTAATTGCAGCTAAAACATTTCAAAATATGATATCTGGTACTTTGGTATTAGAAGAAAATGATGTATTAAGAGTACAAGCTTCTACTGGAGGAGCTATTGAAGGTTTTGTAAGTTTATTAGAACTAAGTAGAGAATAGG